GAAAATTATGTTGGAAGTAAACAAGGGTTGTCGTGGGGTGACCGAATAAAACAAACATTATCGTTAAAAGATAATAACAATCAATATCGTAAAAAAGAAAGTGATGGAATATTCCCTCAACCACAAGATAACGCAATTTTAGGTAGAGGGACTTCAGATTTAATATTCAAAGATAATGAAGTTTTATTACGTGCGGGTAAAGTTAAAAAATTAAATCCAAATGTGTTACCTGTTGGTAATCCTAATCGTGCATTTTTACAATTAAGTAGATTTGAACAGAAAAAAATTCAATTACCAAGTGAAGTTCAAGCCAGATTAAAAAAAGAAGTACAGGTAGTTAAAAAAGCTATTATTTGGAATATTTTAAACTTAGATAATCAACAAGATTCATTTACTGGTGATGTTGGTTTATATAACGTTAAACCATCACAAAATGTTAATACAGTTAATTTTACCATTGACAGTATTTTAACATTATCATCTGGTATTGATTATTCAGGACCAACAGAGTCTGTTAGATTTGTAGGTAAAACATATTCTGAAACAATTGGATTAATTAATGATTTTATTAAAGGGGTTATTAACGGGTTTGTTGATTACAAATTACCGGTTAATAACAAACAAAATGTTGCACCTGAAACCACATTTCCGTTAGTTGTAACACCATCAAAAAAAACATTTGAAATTGTTGAGAAATTTAAATCGTATCAAAATCCTGATAACACAGTTAATGTTAATGGACTTAAAGAAGATTCAACTATTGTTACTAATTTTACCAAATTTATGGGAGGTATCACACCTGGATTTTTAAGTATTAAACGAGGTTTTTTTACTGTTTGGGGTGTTAAAGATGGAACACCAATAGTAATACCGCCAACTAAACCTCAATTTGAGGTTGTTAACCTTTTTAAGTTTAGTCAAACTGAGGATGTTACTTATGCAACATTAGGGGCTCAAAAATTATATTTAATTTCTCACGACTCGGATGGACCTAACGGTAAAATATCGTTATCAAATACTTTATACGGCATCCCCCAAGATATGTTTGTGGGTGGATTAGGTAAATCAGGAACTAAAGATAGTATCAATGCGAAAACTTACCCTATGGTAAGAGGTGATAAGTTGATGGAATTATTAACAAAAATTGTGGAATTCTTAGCTGGTCACGTTCACGCAATCTCAACTTTACCACCTGTTCCGATATCATCAGGTAGTGGTCAATCTATAGATGAGATATTTCAAATACTAGCAGATGCAGAAAATCAAGTTCTTAATCAAAATATTAGATTAAATTGATATTTATATGTAAAAGATAAGATGTCAATAAATAATTCGTATTTTAGCAAGAACGACACCATCATATCAAATAGTTATACTAATACAGGTAGAAACCCTGTGACAGAACTATTTTATGGGTCAGTAATAAACACACAATATCCGTATGGTTTTAGTCGTTTTATATTCGACCTTAATTTAGATTTATTAATCGAAAAATACCAAGACGGTACAATTTCTGACCAATGTGGTAATATTACTCACACATTAAGAATGGTTAATACATCTACATTTAATGATTACTTAAATACAAGTACATCACAAGGTAGACAAAGAGCAACCTCATTTGATTTAGTATTGTTTAGAATCCCATCACCTCAATATTGGGATGAAGGTGTTGGTTATGATTTTGCCGATTTATTATATGAAACCACTAATGATAAAAATTATTCAGTAAGACCAACTAATTGGTTTCAGAGAACTACTTTAGATAATTGGAGTCAACAAGGGATTTATAATAATAAAGGTACAGGTGTTGTTAATTATTCAGATTTAACAATTGTTGATACACAACATTTTGAATTTGGAAATGAAAATATAGCATTTGATATGTCAAATGAAATAAACTCAATTCTTGATGGGACTTTAACTAATGTTTCAGGTTGGGGAATTGCATTTAAACCTCAATTAGAAAATCTTACAGGTTTAACTGAAAACTATGAAGTTCAATTCTTTACTAGACATACCCAAACGTTTTACGAACCTTACTTAGAGACATCATACGACGATTTAATAGAAGATGATAGAAATTTATTTACGCTGGGTAAAACTAACAAATTATATTTATATATATATGACGATGGAAATCCAACTAACTTGGATTCTAATCCAACAGTTACTATTAGTGACTCAACAGGTACACCTATACCTGGCTTAACATCATTATCAACTTGTTTGAAAACTAAAGGGGTGTATGAAGTTACAATACCACCGTTAATTGGTTATAAAACACCTTGTACGTTTTTCGATAAATGGTCTAGTCTTTATTTAAATGGATTTCCATTATCTGACATTCAAAATGAATTTACAATTTATCCAACCAAAAATTCAATTCAAATAAGTTCAACATCGTCGGCGGACCCTAAACTATATGGGTTTGATTTCTATGGTTTAAAACAAGATGAAAAAATATTTAACACAGATATTCGTAAAGTTGGGGTAATAATAAAACAAGCATTCTCAACTCAAAAATTATTACAAAAAGTTGACGCTTACTATCGTATATATGTTAGAGAAGGTCAAACGGAGGTTGAGGTTCAAAATTGGACTAAAATTAACCGTACCCCTAATGAATACTATTTTATATTTGATACTAGAGATAAAATACCTAATGAGTATTATGTTGATATGAAAGTAATTAGTAGTGGTGAAATAAACACTTATAAAAAACAAATCAAATTTCAAATAGTTAATATGAAATATTTAGAATAAACTAATATTTATAATAAAAAACATTATAATGGCAAATTTAAGTGCAAACACTCAATCAGAAATATGCGTACACGACTGTAGCGGTAATACTTTAACAGTTATACCACCAAATCCTGTATATAATACAACATCAGGTAATACCGTAACTCAATTAAATATGATTGTATTAGGTGGTCAAAATGGGTTAAACGCATAAGAAATAAAGTATTTTTTAATTAAATGGGGGTTATTAACAACTCCCATTTTTTGTTAACAATTTAACAACTTTTTCTTGGTTGAGTTTATTGAATAGTCTTGTGAAAACCATTATCTTTGTAGTATATAAAAGATACTATGATGAAATATTTTAAACGACTATTTAAACGAATGTACACTAAATACCTAAGATATATTAGGTATACTAGTAACCAAAACCCCGAAACAACTCAAAATGAGAGGATTTGTAAGTCTATCTGTTATAAGATGATAAACAACCCTCACTCTAAGTTTTTAATTGCTCCACTGTCAGGAAAACGTTATATTAAGAATGAAGTTTTAAAAGTTTTTATTATTTTAGATGATAAAAAAATTACAATAACAAATCATATATATCATTACGACGTTCTTTTAAATCAAAGAGATTTTGATAGAATGACACATATGTATGATAATAAAACCGAAGAAATTAGAAATCAATTTGAAAATGAAATGATGTCCCAAATTATGGTGTCATTATCGACAATCCTACATAAAATATCTGAGAAGATATAAAAGAAAACCCCACTGTTTAGATGGGGTTTTTTATTTCTTTTATAATTTCTTTAATAATATTTAATAATTGATTTTCGGTTAATCTAATTATTTTTTTATTTGAGTCATTACTTTCATTTATTGTATGTACTTTGTGTTTCTTCTCTTTATAAGAACCATCTTTGTTTTTTTCCCAAACACCTACGGTTCTCTTAATATTATTTTTTGTCGTACTTTTTATTTTCTTATGATTTATTTCGGTATTAACAAATTCAGTAAAAGGTTCTAAATGATTTGATTCCCATTTTTTCATACCTATCTCTAATGGTCCTGTGTATTCACCGGCACTTACAGATGAGTTAGACTCTTTTATTGGTACAATACCTTTTTTATTTTTTCCTTTTGGGTATTGATTAATAACATTACCATCTTCATCACTAAATGTTGAATTGGGGTGTTTTTTAATATATTCTGTAACTTTTTTAGCTTGGGACTCAATTTTTTTAATTTGATTTCTTCTTAAATCCATTTTACCGTCATAACTATCATATTGTAGTAAAGGACTATCATAATCAGATAATTCGTCAATAAATGGTGCTAAAATGTTTTTTTTAAATATTCTTAACCCAGGTTGTAATGGTGCCACATAAGAACCCCTACTACCTGAACTATCAGAAGTTGCTTCACTTATATGTTTTTTTTTACTATTCATTATATATAAATATTTGATTATGGAAGAACAAGAAATATATGGTAAATTATTTAATGTAATACCTTTAATGGATGAAAATCATATTGACGTATTATTAAACACTATGACTAAAGAAACTGCGATATATTATTTAACACACGCAGTTAATTTAGCATATCATAATGGGATGTTTTCATTAGGTGAGTCAGAAGTATTATCAAAATCAATTCGTGTGTTGAATAAAGAAGAAACAACCTCATCAGACTCTAATTAAAACTTCTGACCTGCTCCGGGAACTTCTTTAAGATTTTCAGTACCACCTACCACATTACCTTGAACGTTATTTTGTGATGGTGTAATATCGGGTAATTTAATCTTCAATAAAGTCTCAATTTGAGTTTTAACAGTATTTAATAAATTAGGGTTTGCGGTTAAAACATCACCAGCCAATTCTTGAACTTTTGGTAGTATCTCTTCAGGTTTCATTTTTGAAAGGTCAATATTTGCTGCCTTTAATTTATCGGCAATAGCTTTAACTTCAGGGATTTTCATTAATTCATCAATAACATTAACACCTTGTTGAGGTTGAGACCCTTGTGGTGTTGCTGAAACTCCTTTTAATGCAGTAGCAATTGCACTTAAAGTCATTGGACCCAATTTACCGTCAGCGATTCCATTTTTACTAACTTTATGTCCTAAACCAATTAATGTATTTTGAATGTCTATAAGAGTAACAGGTTTTGCTGGTGTTTCTTGTTCAGACAAAACATTTAAATATTGTTGTTTAGTTGATTGTTTGTGTAATCTTAAAATACTTTCTTTTTCAGATTCTGAAATTATAAATTGATTTTTCATATTAATATTATTTTATTATATAAATACTCATAAAATAAAAAAAGGGACTGTGAAGTCCCTTTTAATATAATGAAATTATTGATTATCTCAATTCTCTCAAGTCAAATGTACGAACACCATCAACTGTGATTCTCGCGTAGAAACGGTTATTAACCATTTTCTTAGCGTATCTCGTCATTATACCTTTGATAGGTGTAAAGTTGAATGGGTTATACATTGTTGGAGTTAATTGTAGAGGTACATACGGTGCGTAGATGTATCCTGTGTCTAACAATGATGTTCCTTTATGACCCATCAATACTGTGTTTGGTGGGAAGTAAGGGTCACGATAAACTTGGTAACGACCTGCTAATGTACCAACTCTTTCAATACCCATGTTATATTGGTCTTGCTCAGGAGACGCGTTAGATACGTGGAAGTATTCTAAATCGTCAAAGATTGCAGAAATTTCAGAAGAAACAACAATCCAGTTAGCCCCACCTCTTAATGTAGATTTGTGAATTTGTGCTGATAATTGGTTAATAGCCGTAATCAACGTTTGGTTCCAATCTTTTTGAGTGTAAGAAGTAGTTAAACCGTTAATTCTTCTCCATCCGTTGTAATCCCAACGTAAGTTCCAAGCCGCACCTTTACGTAAGTCACGTAAGATTTCACGGTCAATTTCAGCCGCAACTTGTTCTGACAACAACGCTGTCAATTCAGCCTCAGCATCAATGTTATGGAACGCTGCAACGTCTTGAGCTAACTCAGGAGACCATTGTGCTCTTAGTTTTCTTTCAGTAACAGAAACTGTAACAGATTCTAAATCGAAAGAAACCTCACCGATTTTATCTTCAAATTCTAATTCAGCATATCTTTTATAAACTGCTACGAAAGAACTTGCAGTTGCAGCTGAAGTAATTGTTGTACCTGTGTAACCATCTAAAGTGTCAGCACCACAACCAATACAAGCTGGACAAGATAAATCAACTTCTAAAAAGATGAAACCTTCAGCATCACAAATATCGTAGAATGAACCACCACCTGTGTTTCCTTGTGCAGAACCAAATGAAGTATTTCTTTTTTCACCGTATTGTACGATACCTTTACCGTATTGTTGAGTAACAACTCTATATAATAAAGCCGTATTAGCATCAACCGCACATGCTGAAGACGCAGAAATTGTCAAACCAGAACCTTTAGTAACAACTAAATCAGATAAGAAAGTTTCAGTATCCATTTCTTGACCATCAGGACCGATTAATTTACCAGCACCTACATTAGAGAAACCTGATACTTTAATAATTACTTTTCTTGTAGTAACACCACTATATGTTGCTGATGTTGCATCAACTAAGTTAGAACCATTCCATACTTGAACTAAAGTATTTGCAGTAACTGCTGTAAATTGTCCTTTAGAATAGTCAAATAAACCTGCTGGATTTAAACCTGGTTCAGCACCTTCGTAGAATAAATCATACAAGTTTTGGTTAGCATAAGTACTACCTGCACCGTAACCATCACCAACGTTAGCACCGTTAGGAGCACCTACAGGAGCGAAGTGTTGGTTGTTTGTGTTATATCCTTGGATTTTAGGTACGAAGTAGAACAATTTACCGATAGGTAAGTTCATTGCTTGTACTGATACGATGTCGTTCGCTAATAATTTAGAGAACACACGTCTTACGATTGGGAAAACTACAGTTTCAAACGCTCCGTTTGAACCTTCAGAAGTAGCCTCATTAATTAAGAAAGACGCTTGGTTTTCATATAATTGAGCTACGTTTTCTTTTAAGTGTCCTTTTAAATCGTCTAGGAAACCTAATTTATCCCATTTATTAATAGTGTCTTCTTTGATAACTTTTAAATGTTTCAATCCGATGTTACCAACAAGACCTGATTCTAATAATGCACCCATTTTGTTTTTTTTTATTTGTTTTTAGTTTATTTTTATTTTAATTTACTCATCAAATCTCTCATTCGTAAGAATTGTGGATTTTCATAAGTTTTTGATTCAATTAAGTTAATTGCAGACCCTGTAGAAGGTGAATTGTCAATACTTCTCTCAATTGATTCGTTAATTGGTTTTGAAGAATTATCTTTATTTAATTCTTGTTTTATTGTTTGATATAAGTTTTTAGATTCTTTAATAGTTTCTACAGAATCAAAACGTTTTAAGATGTTGATTTTTTCTTGTTTAGTTGTGGTATGTTCAGTAAACAAACGAGTAGCGTATGCTAAGTTTGAGTTAAACACTGCAACTTCATTCAACTTATCTCTAAATACGTTCAATGCGTTTCTGTATTCGTTATTCTTCTCTCTTAATAAATTTAACTCACCATCAACAGATTCTTTTCTTAGGTGTCTTGGTGCCGCTTTAGGTTTGTCTAAACTATTTTTACCAAATCTTTTACCAGCTCCTAAAGTTCTTGACGCTTCACTTGTTTCACCACCTCTTTTAGTTGATTTTGGTTTAATTTTAAATTCACCATCTAAATTTTCACCATCTTTGTAAGTAAATTTCGCTTTACCTGTTCCAACTGATTTAGGACCTTCTTTCTTCTTAGTGTTAAATCCACCTTCTTGGTTAGGTTTAGAAGAATACTTGAATTTATTTGGTGACCCAAAACCTTTACCTTTAGCTTTGAATGATTTAGATTCATATATGTCTTCCATTTCATCTTCCATATATTCATCTTCATCTAATTCATACTCTTCCATAGATAATTGGTCTTCATCAGTTTCATCTAATTCAAGTTCATACATTAAACTATCTTCTTCTTCAATTTCTTCATTTTCCCATTGGTCAGCAGATGATTGTTCGAAAACTTCATTAAACACGTCATCAACTTTAGATTCGAAATCTTCATCTAAATCATCTTCTTCTTCAAATTCGAAATCAGATTCATAAAATTCTTCTGTCTCGTCAAACTCGTCCATTTCATCTAATTCGTCCATTTCCGATTCTTGTACAATCATATACTCTTTACTTGTTTTTGTATCTTTTAAATTAATGTTACCGTCAGTGTTTTTTGTTACGATTACTTCATCTTCAGGACCCATCAATTGGAATACTTTAAGAACTTCCTCATCGGTAACGTCGTCACCTGTTAAGTCAATTGGTTCTTCATCACCCATATCTTCGTCGTCCATCGGAAATTCATCATCACCCATACTTAGGTTATCATCATCCTCAAGATTATCAACTTCTGCGTCTGATTCCATTTCAGAATCTTCCACATCAGCATCCATTTCAATCTCATCTTCTTCTTCTTGTTCGAATAGAGATTCTTTTACTAAGTCTTTGATTTCTTGCTTCATAGTAGATGCAAGTATTCCCTTTGCGTTTTCTGCAACGGCTTCTTCCAAATTCTTCATTTGGATAAAAGTCTCTTCAACTAATGTTTTTTCTTTTGCCATTTAAAAAAATGTTTCTTTTATTTCTAAATAAATATTAACAAAATCAAAAAAAACTAATTTTTATAATTGACTATGAAAAAAAAATTAACTATTAATAGATTTTTGGTTAAAAAAAAAGGGAAGACTAATGTCTTCCCCTTTAATTTGATATTATTTTTAAGTTAAATTATTCGATAACTTCATCAATTTTACTCTCAACAATTCCCGTGATTCTCCAATCCATAGAATAGTTTTCATAAAGTTTAGTTACTTTGGCCTCAACGTCAGTAGGTGTGTAACCAAGAACTAATTTTTCTTCTCTCATTTTTTTAACTTTACCTGATTCAGTGTCTAATAAATCAGAACTAATTTTTGCTACAAAATATTTTTCTCCTTGTTCCATATTAAATTATTTTATCTATTTCCCAAATAATCGTTCAATTTTTTCATTAAGTCAAGTGATTTGTTTGATGACGGCTCACTTTCTTCTCTGAATTTTTTTTCTTCTTCAATATTTTCTTCAAAATTACCTCTTTCATCAGGATTTAAAAATAAATAAGCTCCCGGTGTTGATGGTGATGAAACTAAGTCAAAACAAATTAACTCGAAGTCATCCTGAACTTCATTTCTTTCACCGACTTTTTTTAATGAACCAACACCTCTTGATGATATACCTAAAGTAACACCTTGTCTAAGATAGTTGGCCGCCATATCACCTTTAGTTGATACAATACCTCTTTCGTGAAAACCTGGACTTGTTAAAAGTTTCAACTTACCCATTAAGATATTACCATCCCACCACACATCAGTGATTATATGTGAAACTCTATCTAAATCTATTAATGAAGATTCAGGGTGATTCAATTCTGATAATGAAACACCCTTATCAATCATTTTTTTATAATTCTCAGATTCTCTTTTTAAAATCCTTTCAGGATATACACGACCATTTCTATTTGGTGTGTCGTATTTTTGTAGAACGGCATAAAACTCAAATGGTTTTGAATGGTCTAAAAAGTTTTTAGACTCCATTATATATTTGTTATGTTCTGTTGTTGGGGAAATATATCCAGCATCTTGTTCGATTAAGATACCTTTACCCGACTCATATGGTTTTAATATTTTTAAATTCATTGTTTCTTTTAACAATAAATATTAAATATTTTCGGTTTTGACAGTTTTATTGATTGGTTTATTTGTTTTAGAAAGATAAAATTTAAAATGTTGGTTATTTTTTAAGTTATCTTGGAATATTTTAGTTGTGATATTTTTTAAAAAATCTTTAATTTCTTTATCTTTAAACGCTAATGAAATGTTATCTTTTAGATAAAAATTAATTTCTAAATTCATAAATGACTTTTTATTTAATGATAGACCACTCGACCTTAAATCTAAATCTACTATGAACTTGTCATCAAAAAATGACTCTTTTACTTTATCGTAAATTGAATGTTTAATTGCTCTACTCAAGTTTAAAACAACTCTTGACCAATTATCAACGTCTTTTTTTGGTTCAACCCAAGTTTGAATATTAAGATATATTGATTTTAGATTAACAGAATCAACTGTACCAAATAAAACTTTTGCAGTTTTAAATCCTTGGATTTTTGAGGTTTTCCCTTTTTTCATTATTTTTCATCGTGAAACAGTTTATTTTTAATAAATGTAAGTATATTTACATCAAGAGTCAAAAAAAAACGTGCTTAGCGATGCTAAACACGTTCAGAAAAACTTTAAATCTAAAAAGGATTAAAGGTTGTCGTGTAAGTTTTTTAATTTATAGTAATTCAACTTATCATATTTTTCAGTTGAAATCTTTTCTATAGTTTCTGTTATTGATTTTCTAGTTGAGTGGTCGTGATTTTGATTGTAAATTGTTTGTAATCTTTCAACAACACTTTCTTTAATAGTTGAATACTTTGGTTCTAACACTGAATCTTCAATTGACAATAATTCGTTAAATTCTCTTTTTTCAGATTCATTTAAATTATCAATGTAGTTTGTTATAGTTTTGTTCGCCATAGTTACCATAGTACTCAAAGGAACTTTAACTACTTCTTTTTCAGTTGATGGTTTTTTCGTAATGGTTTCAGTGATTATTTTTTTACTACTAATTTTTGATTCTAAGTTTAAAACTCCACTACTAAGTAGATTATCAATAACCTCATAATTATTTTCAACCACAGAAGAATTATTTGTCCAATCTTTGATTTTTTTCAAGTCTGTAGGAATAATTTTATTTACGGTGTTTTCATAAAGAGTAACCATTTCATTAATGTAATCACTAGCAACATCTTTAGTTAAACCTTTATTAGAACTTAAATCATCATAGATGTAGAATAATCTATTGATGTTTTTATTTTCTAAAACTAATTTCTTAAATGTTTTAAGTTCGTTTTTAAATGAACCATCTTTATACGATTCTAATAAAACATTTTCTATTTTTGATTTTATAATTCCAAATTTCATTTCGTTGTTTTTTTATATAAATATTAGTCACCTAAAAGTTTATTCAATTGATTCTCAATATCACCTAAATTATTTTTTGCTTTTGACAAATCAATAAATTCTTCGTCATTATACATTGTTTCAGATTCCACTAAGATTTTTAAATTATCTCGTTTATCAATTGATTCAGGAGTTACACCAGCATCACCACCCGGTTCAGGACCTGGGGGAGGTGGGGACGGCATTCCACCACCCATATCACCACCCGGAGGAGGTGGAGGTGTAGCACCCGCAGCGGCGGTTTGAGTACCACCTGATTTAGAACCGTATAAGTTATCAATATTATCAAAAATACCGGTATGAGTAATGATTGTTGCGGTGTTAGTTAATTCGGCACCAACCGCTTTCTCAACACGTTGTTGTTGTAAATCAAGTTTGATTTCTTCATCAGAGAAACCTAAAATATGTTTTTTGGCCCAAGTAACAGATGTTGGTGCAATACCCTCAACTGCGGTTACGGCCTCTTTATATAATGCAACTTTTTCTTTCCAAGCTTCGACTTTTAATAAATCGGCCTGTGTTGATGGGTTAGTTAATGATAATGTAAAGTTAGATAATTCATCTTCAAAACCTAATAAGAATAAATGGATAATTGCTATCTTATTTAATTCGGCAATCATACATTTTTGTATTCTGTTAATAGTTCTAGCAAAACGAATATCCATTAATGATAAGTTCTTACCTTCACCAACAGGTTCTTCAAAACCTAAGAATGCTTTAGGAACACGTAGTGCGGTTAATAATTTCTTTTGGATATACTCGATGTCGGCAATCTCACCTAAGTTTTGTGCTCCTGCCAATGTTTCAATTGGGTTAGGTGCCGCTGGGTCACGAACAGGAATAAAATAATCTTGGTCTACCGCCATCTGATTATATCTTAAATCAACGTTACCTGTTTTACTATCAACAATTTGGTCTCGTTTAAATTTGTTTGCAACACGTTGTACGTAAGGTTCAACATCTTTATCATCCATATTACCAACAAAGATTTTGAATACACGTCTTTCAGGGGCTCTTGATGTACGATAAATTAACATCGCATCTTCAGATAACAATAATTGTTTCCAAATACGTCGAGCTTTTTCTAACATAGATGTACCATACGGTAATTTTCTATCATCACCTAATAAACGGAAGTGAGCAATTTCCCAAGAGTTAAATTCCATATCTTTAACTTTCCATAGGAATCTCAAACCTTTGTTATGACCTGGTTGTTCAACATTGTTGATTTTAGCGGCCATACCTCTTTCCAAACGTTCAATTTCTATGTTTGGTAATTGCATACAACCAATTACACCTTTTTCAGAATCTAATTTTAAATAAACAAAGTTATCACCGTATTTACAAGTATTTCTTACCCACATAGGTAAGTTAGTGTTTAAATCTAAATTGTTATTAAACAAATCTGTCAATACTGATTTAATACGTTTTGACTCAGAATAAATTTGTAACATAAAACCATTTTGGTCCACTGTTGTTGATTCCTCACCGTAGATATCTAACGCAGCTGAAATCTCAGGTGTGTATTCCATTGATTCGTAATCGTAGAATGACGCTAAACGAGTTGGTTCATAATATATCGCTTGAGAATATAAATTACTCTCAATTTTTGCCCATTGGTTTGTTAAATAAAAAGTTTGTTGTGCTTGTAATTTTTCTTTTTCATACTCATCTTTTGAAGTTGTTTTAAGTAACTCCTTCTTATCAAACTTATATGTGGGGTAATCTTGATTTAATAATGAATTTGGTCCGAATGCGTGTGATAATCGTTGCCAAACCGTAAAATTTTTATTGTTTTCCATATTAGAATTTTAATTATAAATATCAATATTTAAATAGTTTATCTTTGTCCGTAATTACCGAATAACCAACCATACTTTAAATACTCATCTCTAGGAACACTCTGATTAGTGTTAGTTCTACTCATCATATCATTATAGTTTGGAATAACTGGATTAAAATCAATATCTTTACCAACGGAAGTATTATTATTAACTGACCACGATTCAATCATCGCTTTAGCTTGGTCAGTGACTTTATTTAATTTACTGAAGGATGTTTCACCAACATATGTTGCCATTGCAATAGACATAAGTAAGTCATCGTGTCGTCCTTTTTGGTGGTCAGGTCTTCCATTAATATAAATAAATGTATCCATTTCATTATATAAACGATGACTATAAATTCTAAAATCGTGTCTCATCGCCTCCTCATATGACGCAATAATTTGAACACGTTTATTATTGAAGTTAATTCCCGGTATTTTCTCAGCGGATTTTGGATTGTATTTCCAAGAGTTATTCACGTCTTCACCATCAACATATAAATCTTTATAACCTAACTCTTGAAGTTTTCGTGATGTGGAAACACCCATACCACCGGTGATATCGACTACAATGTATGCTGAATACATATTGGCCCATTTAAAACAAATCTCCGCCATAGTGTCAGGTGGTAATTTACCAACAAACTCAGCAACTTGTTCGCGTGTATCAAAATCAATAATTTGAAATGAACTAAAATCCTCACTATCCCCACGACTGACATCGACACCCATTATGTATTTGTGACCAACTACCGGCTCTTTCCAAATCCATAATTGATTACCTAACATTTTGTTTTGGGGTTCTAACAAATAATTCTCACGAATTTTTTGCATCAATCTCGAATCAAATACGTTATCCCCTGAACCAAGAAAGTTACATTCCAACTCTTGAGAAACTTTACGTTTGTCGTATTTAAGTTTCTTAACCATTTTTTCAAACCAATCAGAACAAGGTTTATAACCATTCGCAATTAATTCTTTTGCTTCATCAAAATTCCTATCTTCAAATTGTTTTTCGGCCCAACTAATAATCTTTTCAGGTCCGTATTCTTCTTTATTTAATAAGTAATGAATCGCATCATCAGTTTTAACAAAAAATAAATCTTTAGTATAACGAGGGTCACGATACCAATACATTTCCGTGATTTTAAAATCATTCATCCCACGTAATGCTTGGTCATAAATCTCATAGTAAATTGGGTCATTACCATTCGGTGTTGATACCACAATTACTTTACCCCCTGTTGATAGGGACGCCATACACGCTGACCAGAAATCACTGTCAGCTTCAATAAACGCGGCCTCATCAAATATTAATATTGTTGGTGTAAATCCACGTAAGGCATCCTTTGATGTTGCAACCGCCTTAACCTCACAACCATTACTTAGTTTCCAATGTTTGGTTGATTTTTTATTGGGGTCAATTTGAACGTTAACCCAACTCGGCCATTGTGTTACAAAGGCTCTGATTTTATTCGCCATCTCAATTGATGTATCAAGTTTGTTGGCGATTATAAGTATTTTCTCAGGTTTTTCTTTTTTAGCAAATGCTAATTTTTTAGATACCCAAGCAGATGTTACTGTTGATACACCGGCCTGACGATATTTTAATGCAATATTTTCATTATAGTTTTCATAATCATCTAATAAAGTTATTTGGTCGGGAAATAACTCTAACGGAACATATTTTGAAACGGTATTGTCATATGTTTGTAAATATTTACTTAATGCGTATGGAGTATCTTTCATACACTTAACGTATTCTAACAATAATTGTTCTTTAGTCATAGTTTTTATTTATAAATACCAAAAAACCCCCAATTAATTAAAATTGGAGGTTTTTATCGTTTATTTAGTATATCTTAATAGATATCATCGTCGTCATCGTCGTCACCAAAATCGAAATCATCATCTTCTTCCTCATCATCACCTAAATCGACACCTGAACCATAATTTTTAGTCGGTTCTGGTATATTCTTATGAATTTCGTGATATTGTTCCATAGCACCTTCAACTAACGTATTAATAAGTTCTTCAACTCTCTCATCATGTTTGTGAATACCGTTTAATAACGTTTGTAAATCATCTTTACTTAAAGTTGCTAAATGTAATTGTAAGAATAACAATATTCTATTTTGAATTTTTTTATCTTGTAATGCGTATTCATCATTTAATGCTTTAAATCTTAACATTAATTCTTTGAAGAATACTTTACCCATATATGAGTTCCAAACTTCGTTACCAAGTGTATCTGTAGATTGAATGATTAATTCTGATTTTTCTTTTCCTTCGATACCACCTAACCAACTAAAATATTTTGCAACCCCTAATAAAAGTTCGTGAATTAATAATGGTAACGTTGGTGCAAATGCTTCAATTGTATATGTACCTTCTTGAGTTTCTTCACCACCTTCATCTTCACTATCTCCCACACTACCCATTTTAAAGTCATTTTCATCTGAACCTTCTTCGTCAGAACCTTCTTCGTCAGAACCTTCTTCGTCAGAACCTTCTTCGTCATTACTATTTTCAGTTGAACCATCAGGTTTTGTGATTTGATGTTGTGCTAATTGACCTCCACCACCGGCAGCCATTTGTTGTAAGTCAGGATATAACCAATACAAATGTTCCATAATCGCTTGTGACGCGGCATATAACTGACTTAATTGTGGGTTGATTTTATCAACATACTCATTTAATTCTTCATATAAATCACCAAGGTTAAATGCGAAACCTTTATTAATTGAGTTTATAAATCGTCTTTTTGATTTTTCATCTTCAAAAGTTTTTAACGCCTCTTGTTCAATTTTTTTCTTAACAATTTCGTCACCTTTTGAGTAATCAAATTCAACACCTAAATCTTTAAAATCTTCGGCAAATTTTTCTAATTCTTCTTTATGTCTATCGGCATCATAAAACGCTTTTTTAACTTCTTCTTCTGAGAATTTTTTAGGTTCTGTTCTCATACCTGACAATGAACGTTGTGGTCCAAATGAAGTTAAATGTGGGATTAATTTTATAGCATCTTCAGGTAAGTTAAAATATTGTTGGACTAAGTTACCTGCTAATTGTTCTATTTGTGTAGAACTACCTTGTTGTAATGATGATATTCTACTACCTAATGACATTGCGTTATTCATCAACGCCATAAATGCACTACGAGGGTCACCTTCAGCAATCCTTGAGTTATCACCTAAGATTCTCTGTAATTTTTTAACTGAATCCACAAAACTTTTACTTGCTAAAAATTCCATAGTCTCAGTACTAACACCCATTTCATTAAAATCAGTTTGACCACCTTCAATCTTAGATTGTAAATCTCTAGACATTCTAGCCCCACCCGCACCTGTGTAATCAATCGGTGCTTCAGTTAATCTAATTCTGGCTTTATCTAAAATAGTTTTTTCAGACTTAGTTAAACCTTCATTCATCATTTTTTTTTCTAAAGTATTTTTAATCTTTAAAATTTTTTCTACTTTATTGTTTAAACTCATTTTTTTTTTATTTTAGATAAAATTATTTTTTAGAGATAGTTTCCCAACGTAACCAAGATGGTAATTCCACATCAACTTCAGATTCTTCAGTCATTTCTTTAGATTCTCTTGGAACAACAACATTGTTTTCAATTATATTAATAAAATCTTTCTTAGTCATCTTTGGTGATAAATGTTTTTCAACTAATCTTGTAATTTCTTTTTCCAATTCTGACTCACCAATACTACCAATACGAGGTACACTTTTTTGTGCAACTTTAGTCATATAATTAGCGGCATGTTTTTGGAACGCATCACCTAAATCGTATTTTTCTTCTTCATTAACCTCATCAGGTAAATTTTTTGTTTTTGTTTTAGCAAAGTCTTTAATTTGTTTTTTTGACATTGAATCAACGACGTTTTTAACTTTACCTCTATAACTTTTTGGAATATCTTTTAATTCTTTATCGCCCTTTTCAACTGAATAAGCAGCACCCATTAATCCGTGTTGTTTTTTAGAAACTGATTTTTCATCAATTTCCGTTTTTTCAGTTACTGGATTTAAATTAACTGTATTAGGTTTATTAGTGTTAGGAGTTATAGTGTATTGTTTTTTAGAGTCAACACCTGAAACTTCATAAGACATAGTTTGTTTAACCGTTTGCTCAACTAATCTATTGTATAATGAGTTAATTTGTGATTCGTTTAATTTAGTTAGATTTGTGGCTTTAAGACCGTGTTTAACTAAACGTAATATTTTTTCGT